CGCAGACCCCCAGCGGGGCGGTTACGATGGTGGCGGCGCTGTACAAGGCCCACCCTCACGCCCTGTCGCGAGAGCGCCTGATGCTGGCGCGGCGGGCCTGCAAGGAGGACGTGGACGACAAGGTGATCGATGTTCAAATCTGCAAGGCTCGCCAAGGGCTGCGGAAAGCCGGAGCCGAAGGGCCGATCATTGTTAACGTCTATGCCGCCGGCTATCGGATGCACGCGAGCGCTTACGCTTGGCTGTCTGAGCGGCTGATGGAGGTGCAATTAGCTGAGGCGCGGTTGACGGACACACGGTTGACAGACGCTACGAACCTTGCTTCTGTCCCCACAAAACACAGGGGCTGATTATGGGTAATCACTTGGACATGGCGCAACGCCAGATCGAAGACCGAGCAGAACTGAGCCGCGTGCGGGCAGAGCTGGCGATCCAGCGCAAGGCGCTCGCTAACCTGGAAGAGCGCGAGGTCGCCATTGTGGGGCGCATGGATGAGCGTTTGCTGGCCGTGGCGAGCTTGTTGGAGGCCGACAAAGCGATTGGGTTGGTGGTGGAGGCGCCCGCTTTGGAAGTGACGATTGAGACAACGCCGGTGGACGCGGACGCGGATGCGGATGCGGATGCGGATGCGGTTGACCTAACTGCGGTTGATCTGGCCGCCGTGTCTGAAAAGCCGTTTCAACGGCCTCCTGGCGCAGTCGCTTTCTGATGGCCGCTATTGGCAACCCCGCCGCCGTCCAGGCCGCAGCTGCAAAGCGCGATCAGTGGGGCCGCGAGCGTTACGAACAGGGTCGCCGCGATGGCGAAGCTCAAGCCGACGCCCGTTATGCCGATCGCCTTGACGCCGCCCGGCAAGAGCACCTGCAAGAGATCGCGCGCTTGGATGAGCGGCACAAGGCAAACGACATTGAGATTCGCGGTGCGGCCTACTGGCGCGGCAAAGTGATCGGTGCTGTCGGCGGCCTCGTGGTGGGGTGTTTTCTGACTGTGCTGACCGGCGCGCTGATGTTTAACCAGAACGAACGCGCTTTGCAGGCTGGCGCTAATGTGGCCCAGGGCGGCATGACCGCGGGGCTGGCTATCGATGCTTTGCAACAAGGGGCAGAACAATGAAGATTGGCGTTGGACTTCCACCCGGTTGGTCCGTTATCGGGACGATCTTTACCGGCGCTCTTCTCTGGATCGGCGCGCAGCTTCCCGCTTGGCTTTCTTGGGGCTTTACCGTCTTGACGGCGCTTGTCCCTGATGTCAGTGTGGCCCCTGTTGTTGAGCCCCCTGTGCAGTGATGGCAAAACGTCCCGGCCTTTACGCTAACATCGCAGCCAAGCGAGCCCGCATTAAAGCGGGCTCCGGCGAGAAGATGCGGAAGCCAGGCGCAAAAGGCGCTCCCACTGCGAAGGCGTTTCGCGAGAGTGCGAAGACGGCGAAAAGATAAAACGTAGCTCGCGCGCGGTAATATGAAGAAACCAGGTCGCCCTCCTCACGTCAAAACTGAAGAGAACGCGCAGCGCGTTGAGCAGCTGTGCGCCTATGGCATGGATCACGTCACTATCGCCAAGATTTTTGGCATTAGCCACGACACGCTGACCAAGTATTATCGCGATGAGCTTGACGTTGGCAAAGCCAAGGTTGTTGAACAGGTTGCAAACTCGCTGAAGCAGAACGCCCTTAATGGCGACACGCAGGCGCAGAAGTTTTTTCTGTCAAGCCGTGCGGGCTGGAGCGAAAGCTCACAGCAAAAGGTTGATGCGAGCGTAACCCTTGCCGTCGTCACAGGCGTCCCGCATGCCTCAGAAGCAGATTAGTCTCGCCTACTACCCCCGCGAATGGCAAGCCGAATGTCACAAGCGAAGGGTTAGGTTTCGCGTGTTGGCGCTCCATAGAAGGTCGGGCAAAACCGAGCTTGCGCTGATGGAGCTAATTGACGCGGCGCTTAAGACCACCGCAGACCTAGCTTATTACGTCTATCTCGCGCCGTTTTTGAAGCAGGCCAAGACCATCGCATGGGCGCGCTTGAAGCAGCGCCTGGCCCCGCTCCTGAACGTCAACGCTGTGGCGGTGAACGAAAGCGAGCTAAGCATTAAGCTGGCGCACAATGGCGCAGTGATCCGCATCTTTGGCGGCGACAACCCGGACGCCTTGCGCGGTGTGCGCCTGGATGGCGTGGTCATCGATGAGGTGGCGCAGATCAAGCCCGAGGTGTGGCAGGACATTATTCAGCCGGCGCTGTCAGACCGCAAAGGTTGGGCGCTGTTCATCGGTACGCCGTCTGGCGTCAACCTCTTCAGCGAGCTTTTTTTTCGCGCTAAGACCCTGCCTGATTGGGCCTCGGCGCTTTACACTGTGTACGACACCGACGCCCTTGATACTGATGAGGTCGCCCGCTTGCGTCGGGATATGAGCGAGACGTCTTTCAGCCGCGAGTATTTGTGCGACTTTAGCGCGGCCGGCGAGGATCAGCTGATTAGCTTGTCTGACGTCCAGGCCGCGACGCAACGCCACTACGCGATCACAGAGTATCAATGGGCGCCGCGCATTCTTGGCGTTGACCCTGCGCGCTTTGGCGATGATCGATCGGTCATCTTCCCGCGCCAAGGGCTTGTGGCGTTCCCGCCCATTGTCTTGCGTGGCGTGGACAACATGGACCTGGCCTCGCGTGTTGCGGCTAAGATCGCTGAGTGGCAACCCGATGCGGTGTTCGTGGACGCAGGCAATGGCAGCGGCGTGATCGATCGGCTGCGTCAGCTTAAGCATGAAGTCACAGAAGTCTGGTTTGGCGGACGCCCTATTGACGAAGCGTACAAGGACAAGCGCACCGAGATGTGGTGCGGGTTGGCCGAGTGGATTAAGCTAGGCGGCGCGATCCCTGATGACGTGGCGCTTAAGCAGGATCTTGCTGCGCCGACTTACGCCTTCACGCAGACGGGTAAGCGCGTGCTGGAAAGCAAGGATGACCTCAAGGCGCGCGGGCTTCCCTCACCCGACCTTGGCGACGCCTTGGCCCTGACCTTCGCCGCGCCAGTGGCGGCTAGAACACGCTTTGAGCGCCAGCGCGATGAGTTGGCCCGGCCTCGCTCGCGTGGTGAGTACAACCCCTTGGATATGGTCTGATGGCGATCCCGCGCGAGATTGTGGCCAGTGAGTGGATCGACCGCGCCTGGCCGCTGCTTGAAGAGCATTATGCCGAGCTGGCGACTGTGCCGGACATCATGTTGCTCAAGCCTGACGTCGAACGCTATCAAACCCTTGAGGCGGCGGGGAACTTGTTTGCTATCGGTATGTTTGACACTCATGTCGACATTCATGTCGATGGCGCCGAAACCCTGGTTGGCTACAGCGTTAACATTGTGTGCACTAACCTGCACTATGGCGACCTCTTGATGTGCCAGAATGACTTGCTCTTTGTGCGCAAGTCACACCGGCGCGGCATGACCGGCATGCGGCTGATTACGGCGACCGAGCGCGCCGCCAAAGAGCGAGGTGTCAAGATGATGCTGTGGCACGCTAAGCCTGGGACAACCCTTGATCGGATGCTCCCAAAGCTGGGCTACGAGCCGTTTGAAACTATCCACTATCAGGTGCTTTAATGGTCCAAGCTATTGCAGCCGCCGCCGCTGTCGCTACCGCTGGCGCAACCGTTGCGCAAGGGCGTCAAGCGCAACGTGCTCAACGCAGGGCCGCCGATCAGGCTACTATGCAAGCCGAGATGCAACAACGCCAGGCCGAACGCGAGTTCAACCGCGCCAACCAGAAGCGCCCCAACATCGCGGCGTTGGCCGCACGCAATCGCGCCATGAGCGGCGGTGGGGTTGGCGGCACATTCCTTACCGGCACAATGGGTGCGCCTACATCGAGCGGCATGTTGGGCCGCACGAGCCTGCTAGGATCATGATACCCAAGACCGACATGCTGCGCCGCTGGACGGCGCTTCAGACCGAGCGATCTAGCTGGATCGCCCACTGGCGCGAGCTGTCGGATTATCTGCTTCCTCGCTCGACGCGGTTCTACAAGAGCGACAGAAATAAAGGCACGAAGAAGCACAACGCCATCTTTGACAGCACGGCTTCACGCTCCCTGCGCATCCTGTCAGCCGGCATGATGTCGGGCATGACGTCGCCTGCTAGGCCATGGTTTCGTTTGGCTTTGCCCGATGAAGATCTGATGGACTATGCGCCGGTCAAGTCATGGCTGGCCGAGACGCAAGGGCGCATGCTGAACGTGTTCGCTCGATCGAACACCTACCTCATGCTCCATGCGTGCTATGAAGAGCTTGGCGCGTTTGGCACGAGCGCTTCTGTCATCATGGATGACTATGACGCCCTCATCCACCATTACCAAAGCCCTGTTGGCGAGTTCGCCTTGGCCACGGATTATCGCGGCAACGTCAACACGATTTACCGCGAGTTTGAGAAGACGGTCGCCGAGTTGGTTGCAGAGTTTGGGTATGACCAGTGCTCGCGCACGACCCAGGCGCTCTACAACTCAGGCAATCTCGATGCGTGGGTGCCAATCATCCACGGCATAGAGCCCCGCTCTGACCGCGATGCACGCAAGGCCGATGGCAAGAACAAGCCATGGCGCAGCGTGTACTTTGAGCCTGGCCGCGAGGACGCAGGCGACAAGGTATTGCGTGAGAGTGGCTATGATCGCTTTCCGGGCCTCGCTCCGCGCTGGCACAAGATGCCCGGCGATGTCTATGGCAACAGTCCCGGCATGGAGGCCCTCGGCGACATCAAGCAACTTCAGCACGAGCAGCTGCGCAAAGCCAATGCGATAGACTATCAAACCAAGCCGCCGCTGCAGGTGCCCGCCAACATGAAGGGCCGCGATCTGGATTACCTGCCTGGCGGCGTGACCTATGTCGATGCGCCTGGCGCGCAGAACGCAGTGTCCACGCTGTTCAATGTGCAGCTAGACTTGCAACATCTGCTCTTCGACATCCAAGACGTGCGCGAGCGCATCCGTGGCGCTTTCTATGCCGATCTCTTCCTCATGCTGGCCTCAACCGTTCCAGGCCGCATGACCGCCACTGAGGTAGCCGAGCGGCACGAAGAGAAGCTCCTGATGCTCGGCCCCGTGCTTGAGCGCCTGCACAATGAGCTTCTTAAGCCCCTGATCGACGAAACCTTCACCCGCATGGTGCAGGCCGACCTTGTGCCACCGCCGCCTGAAGCGTTGCAGGGCGTGGAGTTGGACGTAGAGTTCGTCAGCATGCTCGCCCAAGCGCAGCGGGCGATCGGCGTCAATGGCGTTGATCGCTTCGTTGGGGCCCTTGGCGCGGTGGCTCAGATGCGCCCTGAGGTCATCGACAAGATCGACGTGGACAAGTGGGCTGACAGCTACAGCGACATGCTGGGCGTGGATCCTGACATCATCGTTGCATCTGAGAATGTCGCCATCATTCGCCAGCAACGCGCCCAGGCCCAAGCCCAAGCCCAACAGATGCAGGCCGCGCAGATGCAGGCCGATGCAGCGGCCAAGCTTGGCACGGTCAAGACCGACGAAAAGAACGCCGCGACTGATCTCATTAACCTTTTTAGCGGCTATGGAGGAACCTAACATGCCTGGAATGAAACCCTACGGCGCCAAGCCCGCTGGCAAAGGCGGCAAGATGACCCCGCCGCGCACGCCCCGTCGCCCCGCGCCATCTCGCAAAGGAAAGTAAGCCATGGGTGCGCCCGTCGTTTCACAAGCGCTTGAGACGCTCACAGCCACGATCGAAAACAGCGGCAGTTTGTCCGGCGCTGTGGATCTTGGCGGGCGCAAACTCGTGGCGATCGACATGCCGTCGTCGTGGACGGCCGCGTCGCTGACCTTCCAGGCCAGCGTGGATGGCGCCACCTATGATGACCTGTACGATGGCGCGACTGAACGCGCGTTGACAGTCGCCGCTTCGCGTTACCTTGCGTTCAATATCGCGGACTGGGTCAGTGTGCGGTTCCTGAAGATCCGGTCAGGCACAGCCGGCACGCCAGTCAACCAGGCCGCAGCGCGCACGCTCACGCTGGTCGTGCAGCCGTGAGCATGCTCTGGGCGAAGCGCGGATGGGCGTCTCCCGGCTCGCAGTTCCTGCGGGCCGCGGAGCAGCTCGGCGCGACCGACGCCTGGGACTTCGTCGACGGCGTGTATGTGCGATCGGGCAGGGCGACGCCGGATCCCGGCCTCACCGTTACGCGCGCATCAAGCGGGTATGCAGAGACCGCGGGGGGCGTGCTGGTTTCGTTTGCCTCTGGCGAGCTACGGCGCACGGATCGGGGTGTGCTGGTAGAGGGGGCGCGGACAAACGGTCTGACGCATAGCCTGACGTTGCAGACAGGATGGGCGGCGTTGCTTGGCGCGACCATTTCGAGCGCTGACACATTTACGACAACCTCGACCTACGGGTCTGGTGTTGAACCAAATCAGGCTTTAATTGCAGCAGCGGGAACAACAGTGACCAGCTCTGTCTGGCTCAGTGGCAGCGGTGCATGCGAAATCACGGTAAAAGACGTCAGTGGATCGTTTGGGCGCTCACTAAGCGCGCTCATAACACTAACTTCCACACCAACGCGATATAGCTTGACGCGCACCTTGGTTGACGCAAACGCAGTCATGGAAATCAGGTCAGTCGGCACCGCATCGACAATTACCGTGTTTAAGCCGCAGCTAGAAGCGGGCGCGTTTGCGTCGTCTCCGATCGATACGTCAGGCGGAACGGCCACGCGCGCGGCAGACTTGATTGTAGCCAATCAAACGGGACCAACATATCCGATTACTTTATACGCGGAAATTGATGGCGCGACGCCCAATGGCGAGCCGTTTCCAAGATTTTTGCAATGGGAGGCGGGAACCGGCGCGCGTATTGAGCTAGTCAATGCTGACCCCACGCTTACAACGGATCGCACGTATGCCTACGCAGGTATCGGCGGCGGAATTAACGCGGCAGTTGTAAGTGGTTTGTCTGGCCGCAAAAAAGTCGCGGCAAAGATTGAGAGCGGAGCGCTGCGCTTGTCGGCCAATGGTGGGGCCGTTGCAACCGGCACAGCCACCGGCACAGCGCCAACTGGGGATCTGTATTTTGGCAATCGCACAGATGGAGCCCGATCAGCGTTTGATTATCTGCGCCGCGTGGCAATTTTCCCCAGCGCCTTTACTGACGCGCAATTACAGGCGATCACGTCATGACCAGCAAAGCTTTAGACAACGTCGCCAAACTGCGCGATATCGTCAATGTGCGCGATTTTGGCGCAAGCCCGACAGCCAGCGCAACGGTCAACACGGCGGCGATTCAAGCGGCGATTGATTATGTGTACGGCCTCATGGGCGGAGGCGCCGTCCAAATCATTGGCGATTACAACATCAATGGCGCTCTGGTCATCGGGTCGCTGGTGCGCCTGCAGGGGCCAGGGCGGCTGGTGCAAACGGCCTCAAACACGCCCATTATCAAAGTCACCAAAAGCACCTTTAACCAAGGGTGGTCAATTCGACAACTAGAATTGCGCTATCAGTCAGCTCAACCTAGCACCAACACAGACGCTCGCGCCATCATCCTCTGCGAAGCAAACAAGTTTAGTTACAGCTTTATCGTTGAGGACGTGCGGATTTGGCAGGCTGCAAAAGGCATCGACGCGCCAGAGGAAACGGCGTCGTTTGCGTTTCTTGGCACGTTTAACAACGTGGTGATCGAGCAGTGCTCTGATTGGGGCTTCGACTGGCGCAACGCAATCACCGGCGGAAGCACCTACCTGTCGATGAACAATGTCTGGGTCAACAACATCGCGGGACAAGAGATTGCAGGATCAAAAGGCTTTCGCATTCGCGGCTGCGCCACTCTGTGCATTAACGGTATTGCGGCTGATCATGTGCAGGATCAGCCGTTTTATTTTGACGCCTGTGTGGGAAATATCGGCGTTCTTACTGCCGAAAGTTGCGATTTGACAAAATCAAGTGGCGGCGCAGAACTAGTAAACATTTCAGGCGGAAGCCTGACCATCGGCGAAATTGCGCTGGAATCAAATAACATTACAATCAGCGGAACCGCTTTTGGCGCTGGGCTTCGCGTTACAGACGCAGCTTATGTGCGCGTGGGGATTTTGCGCGACAACTTTAACGCGGTAAACGACACAAGCAGCGACGATTATTTCACAATCGCCGCTGCGACAAACGCCTCTGCGGTATATGTTGACAAGTACATTTACAGCCCCAACACAAGCCCGCCAGCCGGTTTTGCGACAGCGCCAAATGGCGCGATTGCGGATTTTAACGCTCCACCAAAACTGCGGTTGTTCAGAGAAAATGTCCGAACGGACGTGCGCGGCGGCAGGACGCACATTTTTGGCACATCGCCGCCTGCGTCCGGGACGTGGGCCAAGGGCGACATCACTTGGAATAATGATCCGATTGATGCTACATCGCCAATCGGTTGGATTTGCTTAGTTGCTGGCACACCGGGCACATGGTTGGAGTTTGGTGCGCCAATTATAACGCAAGCAACAGCTGCGGCAATCGCGGCAGTCGGTAATGCTATTAACACCACCGGAAAATTTGGCGGCAAATTAGTGTGGGACAGCACGAATAACCGCCTGTTGCGTACCCAAGGAGGAGCCGCCGCGGACCCGTGGTATGTGGTTGACGGCAGCGCGTCCGTCACACCAAGCTAAGGACATGATCATGGCATTGAGCAAGACAGTTGAGACACCGCAAGGCTTCATCGCCACTGGCGCATATCATCGCGTTGAAGGCGTCAGCGTGACAAAGACGCAACTGGCGTTTCGCGTGCGGTCCTATGTGCAAGCGGACAAGCCTGCGTTTGGCGATCAGGGTTATGAATGCGCTTATGACCTGACCGGCGAAAACCCAATCCGGCAGGCGTATCTGCATCTCAAGATTTTGCCCGAGTGGGCAGATGCGGCAGACGCGTGATGGCCTGGAATGCTTCTCTCCTTGACGGCCCCGTCCCCATCCCGATTTACGGCGAGCCCGATCAAGACGGCGCGCGCCCCGTCACGGGCTACGAACCCGGTTATCATCTTAACGTCGCGCCCCAGGTCTACACCGCAGAAATGGAGCCCTATCTCATGACCCCCACGGTTCCGCGTCGCGTGTTTGCGGGGGCGGAGACGGTGTTTTTAAGATTCGCCGATGAGGCCGAAGCCCGCAGCGCGCTTGGCGCTTACTGGATGGAGCCAACAGAATGACCAACGTCATCGACGCCCCCATCGTCACCCGCCTATCGCTTAACCCCGAGCGCGTGCTGGAAGCGGCCCT